AGGTATACCAGGCATTAACCAATTTACGAGGTTCTATTGTCACGCTGTTACAGCAGGCCGGCGCGAATCTATCCCGCGTGGGTGTCGTCAATTTTAACCGTTCATTACCTGCGCTTAATCTTGCCAATCGGCTATATCAGGATGCCCGACGCGGTGATGCGCTGGTGAAAATGGCGGTTCCTGTTCACCCGGCATTCATGCCAATTCGATTTAAGGCGCTGAACTCATGAGTGATGATTTGACACTGCGTATTGGCAATAAGTTGATTACTGGCTGGGACAATATCCGTGTTACTCGCAGCATAGAGCGGTTACCCAGTGATTTCAGCCTGTCCTTAATGGACCTTTATCCTGGGAGTGATAACCAGCAATGGGTTAACCCAGGCGATTCCTGCATTGTTAATCTGGGGGATGATGTTGTCCTGACGGGATACATAGACCGTTGGGCACCGATGATCAGTGGTTCTCGCCGTGAAGTCAGGGCTACTGGCCGGAGTAAATGTCAGGATCTGGTCGATTGCTCAGCCGAATGGCCGAACAACGTGATCAGTCAATCAACCGCGCTACAGATAGCTCAAAAATTGGCAATGCCTTACGGCATTACGGTGAATTCGGATATCAATAACTTGGATATAGTTCCTCAATTTACATTGAACTGGGGGGAATCTTCGCAGGAAGTTATCGACCGGATTAGTCGCTGGGCTGCATTGCTGTACTACGACTTACCTGATGGCAGTTTGTACCTCACGCGTGTCGGTTCCCGAAAAGCGGCTAGCGGGGTAGCTCAAGGCGTCAACATTGAAGATGCTGCGTATAACTCAGGTATGGATCAGCGCTTCTCTGATTACATTGGGGTTTCAATGTCGGTTAATCCCCTTACTGAACAGTCACCAACCGGCGGCTACGATTCCTTAACTCTGGCGAGAAGTCGCGATCCACAGGCTGCAAAGATGCGTTATCGCAACCGTATTATTATTGTTGAAAGCACAATGAATTCCTTTAATAAGGCTCAGGACTGCATTGACTGGGAAATGAACCGGCGCTATGGACGCTCTAAAGAGCTGCTCGTTACGGTCGATAGCTGGCGAGATAAAGACGGGAAATTATGGGAGCCTAATACGTTGATCCCGATTGATTTACCTATCTTTGGTTTAAAGGATGAACTTTGGTTGCTCTCGGAGGTGACATACCTCAAAGACGATCAGGGTACTGTTGCTCAGATGGTTCTCATGCCGCCTGAAGCCTTTACCGTTCAACCTTATGAGTTTTATTCCAATGTAATGGAGCTGAATAAGAGATGAGTGAATCAGGAAAGACAGCAAATTTATATCGGCAAATAAAAATGATGCTTGGCATTGGCCGGATCACAGGTTCTAACGATGACGGTAGCGTTCAAACCGTTCAATATCAAACACCCCTTGAAGTTCGCAGTGATACACCGAGGCTGGCTGAGTTTGGCTTTTCATCGGGACTTCCCACGGGTACGGATGTGGTTATCGGATTTGTTGGTGGTGACAGGTCAAGTGCGGTAATTATTGGATCAAATAATCAATCATATCGTCACACAGGACTAAATTCTGGTGAGACAGTGATTTATTCGCAGTGGGGGCAATACGTCAAGTTAACGGAATCGGGCATTATTATTGAAGCCAACGGCCAGCCGGTCACTGTCAATAATGCCAGTGAGGTGACGGTTAATGCTTCGGTAAAAGTACGTCTAAATACTCCATTACTGGAGGTCAGTGGCGATATTGTCGATAACGCGGGCAGTAATAGCACCACGCTGAAAACTCTACGCGAAGCCTATAACGGCCACAATCATCAACTTAAAAATGTACAGGGTGGTAGCGCGACATTAACCAGTGAAGTGACGGGCAAGGTGGTCAAATGACAACTGATATTAAAACACACTGGGAGCCGGACAAATTACTGGGGGACTGGCAGACCGGAGGTGGTGGACTGCTGGATGGTGATGATTTAGAGACCGCTATCTTGATTAGCCTGTTCACTGACCGGTTAGCCCGTGCTGATGATGTTATCGATGGTGATGATCGTCGGGGATGGTGGGGTGATACCGGATCGGAATATGCGATAGGCTCCCGCCTGTGGTTGCTTCGCCGGGAAAAGCTGACAATTAAAGTAGCGCTAAAGGCTGAGGATTACGCTAATGAGGCCTTGGCCTGGCTGGTTGATGATGGCGTAGTTACAGCCATTAGCACTGATGCTCAGATAGTTTTCCCTAACCGATTGAATCTCATCATCAGTTATCAACAACCCGCAAAAACACAGGCTTCAGTCAAATTTTCATGGGTATGGGAGACCTAATACATGCCATTTAATCGCCCCACATTAAGTGAACTACGTCAGCGCAACCTGTCTTATATCCAATCAGAACTCAAGACTGGCGGTAACTTATTACGCTTTTCCAATATCGGCGTGATCAGTGACGCAGATGCCGGTATGGCACACCTGCATTACGGTTACCTCGATTATATCGCCCTGCAATCCACGCCCTATAATGCCACCGATGAATATCTTGCCGCGTGGGCTGCGCTGAAAGATGTATTTCGCAAGCCCGCCAACCCTGCCACCTGTCCTACGGTCGAGTTTAGCGGTACCGCAGGTCGTGTCATTACCGCTGGGAGCCTTTTAAATCGGGCAGATGGTTATCAATATCGCCTCGATCATGAGTTAACGCTGAGCGCTGGCGGTACAGCTACCGGCTCAATCACTGCTGTTCTTCCGAGTGTATTGGATGACACCACGGGCGGCGGCGCGGCAGGTAATGCAGACGCAGGGACATCGTTAACTCTGGATGTGGCTATTGACGGTGTTCAGTCTGTGGCCACCGCAATAGTTAAGATATCCGGTGGTGCCGATATCGAATCTGAAGATGCTTTCCGTTCCCGCATGTTGCTGGCTTATCAAAATACACCGCAAGGCGGCAATGACACTGATTATCGTGGCTGGGCTTTGTCAGTGCCGGGGATCACCCGCTGTTGGGTGAAGCGCCGCTTAATGGGGGTGGGTACGGTTGGCATTTACATTATGTGTGATGGCAATGACGCCGGTGGTTTTCCTATCGGGACTGACGGGATATCTCAACTCGAAGAGTGGGGCGCTGTGAAAGCGACCGGCGATCAGGGAAGATCGGCCGATTTTATTTATCCCTTACAGCCCATTATTGCGATCATTTATGTATGTGCTCCAGTAGCTGCGCCGATAAATTTTGTTATAAGCGGTATTTCTACGGCGGACAACGAAACAACCACAGCAATAAATGCCGCTATTGATGAAGTATTTTTTACTGAGGGTGAGCCTGGCGGTAAAATTTTACTTTCATCTCTATTGCTGTCCATTGGCGATGTTGCAGGGACCAGTGGCTTTATTCTCAACTCCCCGACGACAAATATTCAGCTTGAAACCGGTAAATTGCCAATCCGGGGTACGGTGACTTATTTATGAGCCGCTATTCTGTAGATGAGTATACCGCTGCTATTCAGGCGCTGATGCCTGGTGGGTTGGTTTGGCCAAGGCGAAATAATGGAGTTCAAAGCAGCGTGTTGCGGGCGTTAGCAAGGTCTTATCATCGTAGTGATGAAGACGCACGTGATCTGCTTGACGCCGCGTTCCCATCGACAGCTACGGCAATGCTCCCCGAGTGGGAATCCACTCTCGGATTACCAGATTTATGTGCCATTGGTGAGATCGACAGTATTATCCAGCGCCAGCGGGCCGTAGTATCCAAACTGTTTGGCATCGGCGGCCAGTCCGTTGACTATTTTATTCAAGTGGCTGCGGCACTGGGTTACACCATTTCAATAACCCAATACAGACAAGCTTGTGCGGGAATGTCTGTTTGCGGCGATGCACTAAACGGTGAAGAATGGCCGTTTACCTGGATGATAACCGCACCCGAAACCACAATTAATTACGCCCAGTGCGGGTTAACTTATTGCAGTGATCCGCTGCGCTCATGGGGTAATAAGCAACTAGAGTGCCGATTAACCGTGTTAAACCCATCTCATACCATCCTTAAATTTGGCTACGCTAGCTAACTAATCAATCTCTATTAACTTAAAGCGCCTTAACCGGTGAGGATTTTCTATGCAAAAAATTGGCGATATTCCCAACACTCGCGCAGACAGTAATGGCGAGTTTACCGACGGCAATGTTGCCGGTGGTGTTCCCCCTACGATATTACCGGCCGAGTGGTTTAATACCATTCAGCGGGAGTTAATAAGTATTTTGGATGCAGCAGGAATTACACCCAATAGCGAGAAATTCGATCAGATAGCAGAGGCTATATCTACACTGGTATCGAAAGGTGATTTTTTAAAGACAAAAAATAATCTGAGTGAAATTAAAGCAGCCGGGGACGCTGCTGTAGCACAAGCTATTGCCAACCTCGGGTTAACCGATGCCGCCGCCGCTGCCACAGGTGCGATGCAGAAAGCTCAAAACCTAAATGATGTTGCAAATAAAGCAACAGCACTGACAAATCTGGGTGCATTAGCCGTGGGTGGCACGGCTGTTGCTGCGACAAAACTGGCTACAGCACGAACGATAGCGGGTAAGCCGTTTGATGGGACGGCGAATATCTCAATAGCNGACCTAATACATGCCATTTAATCGCCCCACATTAAGTGAACTACGTCAGCGCAACCTGTCTTATATCCAATCAGAACTCAAGACTGGCGGTAACTTATTACGCTTTTCCAATATCGGCGTGATCAGTGACGCAGATGCCGGTATGGCACACCTGCATTACGGTTACCTCGATTATATCGCCCTGCAATCCACGCCCTATAATGCCACCGATGAATATCTTGCCGCGTGGGCTGCGCTGAAAGATGTATTTCGCAAGCCCGCCAACCCTGCCACCTGTCCTACGGTCGAGTTTAGCGGTACCGCAGGTCGTGTCATTACCGCTGGGAGCCTTTTAAATCGGGCAGATGGTTATCAATATCGCCTCGATCATGAGTTAACGCTGAGCGCTGGCGGTACAGCTACCGGCTCAATCACTGCTGTTCTTCCGAGTGTATTGGATGACACCACGGGCGGCGGCGCGGCAGGTAATGCAGACGCAGGGACATCGTTAACTCTGGATGTGGCTATTGACGGTGTTCAGTCTGTGGCCACCGCAATAGTTAAGATATCCGGTGGTGCCGATATCGAATCTGAAGATGCTTTCCGTTCCCGCATGTTGCTGGCTTATCAAAATACTCCGCAAGGTGGCAATGATACCGATTATCGCGGCTGGGCTTTGTCTGTGCCGGGTGTGACTCGTTGTTGGGTGAAGCGTCGCTTACAGGGGGTGGGCACGGTGGGCATTTATATCATGTGTGATGGCAATAATTACGGAGGTTTTCCTGTTGGGACGGACGGAATATCTCAGTTTGAAGAATGGGGGGCGGTAAAGGCGACCGGCGATCAGGCCCGAGTGGCTGATTTTGTTTATCCCTTGCAGCCTATTATCGCGATTATCTATGTCTGTGCGCCCGTTGCCGCGCCGGTCAATTTTGTTATCAGCGGTATTTCCACTGCGAACAGCGAAACAACAGCGGCAATAAATGCCGCAATCGATGAGGTATTTTTTACTGAGGGTGAGCCTGGCGGTAAAATTTTACTTTCATCTCTATTGCTGTCCATTGGCGATGTTGCAGGGACCAGTGGCTTTATTCTCAACTCCCCGACGACAAATATTCAGCTTGAAACCGGTAAATTGCCAATCCGGGGTACGGTGACTTATTTATGAGCCGCTATTCTGTAGATGAGTATACCGCTGCTATTCAGGCGCTGATGCCTGGTGGGTTGGTTTGGCCAAGGCGAAATAATGGAGTTCAAAGCAGCGTGTTGCGGGCGTTAGCAAGGTCTTATCATCGTAGTGATGAAGACGCACGTGATCTGCTTGACGCCGCGTTCCCATCGACAGCTACGGCAATGCTCCCCGAGTGGGAATCCACTCTCGGATTACCAGATTTATGTGCCATTGGTGAGATCGACAGTATTATCCAGCGCCAGCGGGCCGTAGTATCCAAACTGTTTGGCATCGGCGGCCAGTCCGTTGACTATTTTATTCAAGTGGCTGCGGCACTGGGTTACACCATTTCAATAACCCAATACAGACAAGCTTGTGCGGGAATGTCTGTTTGCGGCGATGCACTAAACGGTGAAGAATGGCCGTTTACCTGGATGATAACCGCACCCGAAACCACAATTAATTACGCCCAGTGCGGGTTAACTTATTGCAGTGATCCGCTGCGCTCATGGGGTAATAAGCAACTAGAGTGCCGATTAACCGTGTTAAACCCATCTCATACCATCCTTAAATTTGGCTACGCTAGCTAACTAATCAATCTCTATTAACTTAAAGCGCCTTAACCGGTGAGGATTTTCTATGCAAAAAATTGGCGATATTCCCAACACTCGCGCAGACAGTAATGGCGAGTTTACCGACGGCAATGTTGCCGGTGGTGTTCCCCCTACGATATTACCGGCCGAGTGGTTTAATACCATTCAGCGGGAGTTAATAAGTATTTTGGATGCAGCAGGAATTACACCCAATAGCGAGAAATTCGATCAGATAGCAGAGGCTATATCTACACTGGTATCGAAAGGTGATTTTTTAAAGACAAAAAATAATCTGAGTGAAATTAAAGCAGCCGGGGACGCTGCTGTAGCACAAGCTATTGCCAACCTCGGGTTAACCGATGCCGCCGCCGCTGCCACAGGTGCGATGCAGAAAGCTCAAAACCTAAATGATGTTGCAAATAAAGCAACAGCACTGACAAATCTGGGTGCATTAGCCGTGGGTGGCACGGCTGTTGCTGCGACAAAACTGGCTACAGCACGAACGATAGCGGGTAAGCCGTTTGATGGGACGGCGAATNATCGCCCCACATTAAGTGAACTACGTCAGCGCAACCTGTCTTATATCCAATCAGAACTCAAGACTGGCGGTAACTTATTACGCTTTTCCAATATCGGCGTGATCAGTGACGCAGATGCCGGTATGGCACACCTGCATTACGGTTACCTCGATTATATCGCCCTGCAATCCACGCCCTATAATGCCACCGATGAATATCTTGCCGCGTGGGCTGCGCTGAAAGATGTATTTCGCAAGCCCGCCAACCCTGCCACCTGTCCTACGGTCGAGTTTAGCGGTACCGCAGGTCGTGTCATTACCGCTGGGAGCCTTTTAAATCGGGCAGATGGTTATCAATATCGCCTCGATCATGAGTTAACGCTGAGCGCTGGCGGTACAGCTACCGGCTCAATCACTGCTGTTCTTCCGAGTGTATTGGATGACACCACGGGCGGCGGCGCGGCAGGTAATGCAGACGCAGGGACATCGTTAACTCTGGATGTGGCTATTGACGGTGTTCAGTCTGTGGCCACCGCAATAGTTAAGATATCCGGTGGTGCCGATATCGAATCTGAAGATGCTTTCCGTTCCCGCATGTTGCTGGCTTATCAAAATACACCGCAAGGCGGCAATGACACTGATTATCGTGGCTGGGCTTTGTCAGTGCCGGGGATCACCCGCTGTTGGGTGAAGCGCCGCTTAATGGGGGTGGGTACGGTTGGCATTTACATTATGTGTGATGGCAATGACGCCGGTGGTTTTCCTATCGGGACTGACGGGATATCTCAACTCGAAGAGTGGGGCGCTGTGAAAGCGACCGGCGATCAGGGAAGATCGGCCGATTTTATTTATCCCTTACAGCCCATTATTGCGATCATTTATGTATGTGCTCCAGTAGCTGCGCCGATAAATTTTGTTATAAGCGGTATTTCTACGGCGGACAACGAAACAACCACAGCAATAAATGCCGCTATTGATGAAGTATTTTTTACTGAGGGTGAGCCTGGCGGTAAAATTTTACTTTCATCTCTATTGCTGTCCATTGGCGATGTTGCAGGGACCAGTGGCTTTATTCTCAACTCCCCGACGACAAATATTCAGCTTGAAACCGGTAAATTGCCAATCCGGGGTACGGTGACTTATTTATGAGCCGCTATTCTGTAGATGAGTATACCGCTGCTATTCAGGCGCTGATGCCTGGTGGGTTGGTTTGGCCAAGGCGAAATAATGGAGTTCAAAGCAGCGTGTTGCGGGCGTTAGCAAGGTCTTATCATCGTAGTGATGAAGACGCACGTGATCTGCTTGACGCCGCGTTCCCATCGACAGCTACGGCAATGCTCCCCGAGTGGGAATCCACTCTCGGATTACCAGATTTATGTGCCATTGGTGAGATCGACAGTATTATCCAGCGCCAGCGGGCCGTAGTATCCAAACTGTTTGGCATCGGCGGCCAGTCCGTTGACTATTTTATTCAAGTGGCTGCGGCACTGGGTTACACCATTTCAATAACCCAATACAGACAAGCTTGTGCGGGAATGTCTGTTTGCGGCGATGCACTAAACGGTGAAGAATGGCCGTTTACCTGGATGATAACCGCACCCGAAACCACAATTAATTACGCCCAGTGCGGGTTAACTTATTGCAGTGATCCGCTGCGCTCATGGGGTAATAAGCAACTAGAGTGCCGATTAACCGTGTTAAACCCATCTCATACCATCCTTAAATTTGGCTACGCTAGCTAACTAATCAATCTCTATTAACTTAAAGCGCCTTAACCGGTGAGGATTTTCTATGCAAAAAATTGGCGATATTCCCAACACTCGCGCAGACAGTAATGGCGAGTTTACCGACGGCAATGTTGCCGGTGGTGTTCCCCCTACGATATTACCGGCCGAGTGGTTTAA